GAATGGAACCTACATTGCACGTTGCAATTTGGTTGTCGATTTAGGTGAGCAGCAATTGTGGCAACCACCAGATTCGCAAGAGACAATAAGATTCGCGCCGCAGGTAATCATTGGTTGGGAAATTGACGAACTAGATGACAACGGCAAGAACTATCTTGTCACCGAGAACTACAATGTTTACACATCAGAGAAAGCTAAACTTCGGATTACCTTGGAGTCTTGGTTGAATGTAAAAGAGACAAATCTTGAAACTTTGATTAACAAGCCTGCACAGGTGACAACAAAAATTAATGAGAAGGGTAATTGGTCAAAGGTAGTTGCGGTAACAGGGCTTCCGAAAGGCGTTGATGCGCCTGAACTAACTACTGAGCCGCTTGTCTATAATCTAGGTGAACATGATGTGTATGAGAAATTACCACAGTTCATTAGAAATAAAATTGATGAAAGTAAAACACCTCATTTTGATGAAAATGATGAAAACATCCCATTTTAATAGGAGATAGAATTATGAAAGACGATAACATTATAGATTTTGATAAAGCAAAAACCATTAATGAAAAAACAGACCTGCTACTAAAGCAATGCGAAGAGTTCTCGCATGGATTTGAGCTTGTGACGGTAGGTCTCGAAAAAATAAAAGATACATTTAAAGTTATGGCAGATGAATTGCAAAAAGACCGACAAGAAAAAGTTGATGCAATGACAAACAGTTTTATTAAATCAATTAAAAACGAGGATAAATAAATGGCACATTACTACGAAGAGCTAGACGATTCAATTGCCACTAGGCACGAAGTTGTTAATGTTGCTGCGAGTAAACGTGAAGGGCGCGAAATAATGCGCCCATCAAACGTCAAAGATTATCGCAAGTGGATGAAAGACGGCAGGCGTGTGTACCCGTCAGTTACCACAATTAATTCTCACATTACTAATTCCAGAGGCTTGGTAATTTGGGAAGTTGATGAGCATCTGACTCAGGCATATAAAATCGACCCAAAGAAGTACAAGACTGCCGAAGAATATGTCGAGGTGGTTAGAGATTTTACCGCACCTGAATTGGATAAAGCAAAAACCGTTGGAACAGATTATCACAAAAAGCTAGAGCTACTTGCTAACGGCAAGCTGCCAGAAGACGATGAAGACTATTCGCTTTGCGAAAAGGCTTTTAACTTTGCAAAAGAAATAACAGGCGCGAATGATTTTCTGACAGAGCATACATTTGTTTGTAAAGACGATGAGCAACTTTGTGGCTACGGTGGTTCGGTAGATTTGGTTGTTAAAAATAAATATGTCTTGGATTATAAGAGCAAAATGAGCAAAAAATCTTACGACAAAATGACTAAGCCCTATCCAGAACAGTTGATGCAATTGGCGGCATATTGTAACGCCGTACTGCATGACAATTGGAAGGCTGCGCTTATTATTATTTGTATCGAGACAGGCGAGTGCAAGTCAATAGAAGTTTCTGACCATGAATTAAGAAAAGCCTATCTTAGGTTTAACTTTGCCCAAGGCATTTGGCAATTGGATGCTTGATATTTTGTGTATTGCTTTATTGACGGATGGTGCGCTCAACATTGAAGACAAGCGAATATTTATTAATATTACAGAGGCTGACTATCGCGCTCAGTTTTTTAGATTAGAAGACAGCCGTCTTTTAGGAGTTATCAATGGCAAATTGTTTTTAGGAACCGATGAAGAATACATAGAAACAGTTTGTGAAATTCAAAAAGATTTTGAAAAAGAAATGGAGAAACTAAAATGAAACCCAAAAAAAAAGAAAAATTAATTAAGTTGTATTTAACAGAAAAACAAATAAAGAGAATTGAGGATGACGTTAATATGACTTATGCAGTTAGTGGTGGGTTTTCTAGTGATACGCAAGAAATCGTTGCAAATATTTTAAAGGAGAAACTAAAATGAAACCGAACATACAAAACTATAATCCAGACCCAACCTATCTGCGCTACCTAATAGAGAAGAGTGGTCACACTCAAAACTTGGCAAGCAAATTGATTGGTGTAAATACTGACAATTTCAGGAAGATGCTCACGGGCAAAATAAAGGCTCCCTACAGCGTCCAATATGTCCTTGAAGGGCTTGTTGATGACGAAAATATAGTAAAAAAAATGCAAAAAAATTATAAAGATTATAAGAATCAAGGACTTAAAACAGTAATAAATATGAAATAATTTTGAACTATCGGCGTTTAGCCCTGTCTTATATATACATACAGGCACGTTTAAACGGCCTGAAACCCGACTAACTAAACAGTAAGGAGTAGAAAATGATAGATTCATACATAAAAGAAAATAAATCAGAGTATGTAATTGAAGTAGATAGAAACGTGACTTGGGAAAAACTTGTGGAGCAGTTAAAAAAAGTTCCAAATGGTTATGATGATTTATATCATAATGCTAAAAAAATAAGTTTTGTAGTTACTGAAGTGGAAGTTGTTATAAGGAAGGATTTAACATACTAATTGATTAGTAAGCTAAACGACAAAGCCCCTTAATTGGGGCTAAGTCAGTAGAAGTAGATGTATTTCAGACCTCTGAAAGTTTGTTTGATAACAGAAAGTTTGAATAATAGATGAGTGAGTAATTAGAAGTGCCATATGCGCCGTCAGTGAGCCTTCGCTAAAACACGACACTATTATCAGCTTCACTTTAAAAATAAACGAGTAGGTGGTCTGTCTTTTTAACCGACTAAACAGTAAGGAGTAGTATATGAACAATCATGACGCACTAGCAATAGTAGAGGGCTTGGTTGAAGCAGACCAAGAAACTCAACTTGAAGCATGGCAACATCTTATTAACACGGGTTACGCTTGGCAGATTCAAGGCAAGCATAGCGCAACCGCAAAGTGGTTAATAGAACAAGGACATTGCCAAGCACCAACACAACCGACTATTCATTAGTAAGGAGAATGATATGAGTATTATAACTTTTGAATTTGATGATGGCATTACCATTAAGTGGGAAGGTTCGGCAACCTTCAATGTTTATTCTGATGGCAGGGAAGCTGATGTCTTTACTCACTACGGTATCAAAACCGCAGACGCTGCTAAAGAATCTGCTGAAGAATGGCATAAAATTAACGTAGAGAATTATAACCCATGAGCGCATTAGATGCATTTATTATAGCGAACCATAATTGGTTGGTGTGGGTTATTCCGCTTGTATTACTTGGCTTGGTACACGCCATTATCTGGAATCGTACTTACAAAACTTACGTTATTAAAGGTAAGCATAGAAGCGGCAGGAACATAATCAAGGTAGTGCATACTGTCTCCGAGGATAAGGCTGTTGAAATCTTCCGAGACTTTCATAACGGTAGCGAGATTCATTCGGTCAAAGATACCGACCAGAATGGTTGGAACGATACCTATTAAAAATATATTGCAGAGTCTATAATATATTTGCTACTATTCGTTATGCTGTTATAGCTAACTAAAAAATAAGACCACCTTCGGGTGGTTTTTTTATGATACTTGGGCGGTAAGCTAATTATAATGAGTCACTCTCCCCTACTCAGATGAGTGAAAACACTCCACTTTTTACCGCCCTACTATTTCAACCTACCCAGACGGGCGGTATTAAATTATGAAGACAGGAAGACCACCAAAATATAAAACACCAAAGGACATTCAGAAAAAGATAGACCAATACTTTGAAGACTGTATTAGTAAAGAAGAATATCCTACTATTACAGGGCTTGCACTTGCGCTTGATTTAACAAGACAAGGTTTAATTGAGTACCAGAATAAGGAAGACTTTTCTGACACTATAAAAAAGGCAAAGCTAAGAGTCGAAGCTGCAATTGAACAGAGATTGTTTCACAATAATCCAACGGGCTGTATCTTTAACCTGAAGAATAACTTTGGTTGGCGCGATAAGATTGAAACGGAACACTCTGGCTCGATGGTAGTTAACATTAGCCATGAGGATTCGAGTGTCCTTTGATTTAACAAATAAGCAACACGAAGCAATAAGATTAATTGGCGGTGACGCAAAACATCTTATGCTGTTTGGTGGTTCACGTTCAGGCAAGACATTTGTTTTAGTGCGAGCAGTTATTATTCGCGCACTAGCATCGCCTGAATCAAGACACGCAATACTTCGGTTTAGGTTTAATCACGTTAAGGCATCTATTGTTCACGATACCTTCCCGAAGGTAATGCGCTTATGCTTTCCTGACATTAACTACAAAATTGATAAGACCGATTGGTTTGTTGAGTTTCCGAACAATGCAACAATATGGTTCGGTGGTCTCGATGATAAGGAACGCACAGAAAAGATTCTGGGGCAAGAGTATGCGACATTGTATCTCAATGAGTGTTCGCAAATACCTTATTCATCACGGAACCTAGCAATAACACGATTAGCGCAAAAGATATTTGTTAACGATGATAAGAAACTCAGGCTAAAGTTTTACTACGATTGCAATCCACCATCAAAGGCGCATTGGACTTATAAGCTATTTATCCTGAAGAAAGACCCAGATGGTCAGACTTCAATTGAGCCAGATAACTATGGTTCACTTCAGATGAATCCATGCGACAATCTCGCTAATCTGTCTCAGGATTATCTCGATGAATTGGATGCGTTGCCTATCAGATTAAGGTTGCGATTCTCTGAAGGTTCGTTTGGTGATATTAATGAAAACTCTCTGTGGCAATTAGAGACACTTGAGAAATGGCGCATTACTAACACCGACAAGGTTCCAGATTATCAGCGCGTTGTTATTGGTGTCGACCCGTCAGGTGTTGATGATGAATATTCAGACGGCGATGCAATTGGTATCGTAGTCGCTGCACTTGGAACAGATGGTAATGCCTACCTACTAGAAGACCTAACAATTAAAGATTCGCCATCAGTCTGGGGCAATGTTGTTGCTTCAGCATTCGACAGACACAAGGCAGATTGTGTTGTTGCTGAAAAGAATTTCGGTGGCGCAATGGTTGAACACGTTATTCAGACCGCCAGACCTAACACCTTCTACAAGAGTGTCACCGCATCAAGGGGGAAAGTCGTGAGGGCAGAGCCAATTTCGGCTCTACATGAAAAAGGAAAAATAAGATTTATCGGTGAGTACCCCGAACTCGAAGAAGAATTATTATCTTTTACAACGACAGGCTACATTGGCACTAAGTCACCAAACAGAGCAGATGCATTAATCTGGGCAATGGCAGAGCTATTCCCTGCAATGGTCAGAGACAGAGAAAAGAAATTTATGAGAGAATTGAAACCAGATTTAACTTTTGTTACATAGGAGTGTTTAAACATGGCGAAAAAGAAAGTTACCAATAAAGCTGATGAAAAACCTAGCCTTGAAGAAATGAAGGCAGCAGGCGTTGATTTTTCAACGATGAAAGCATCAGAAAACGGCACGGATATTCGCGAGTATGCACAGCGTTTATTTAAAGCGCAAAGCCCGACAATCCCAAGGTCATTTGCGTTAAAGAATGTTGAAGAAGGTTTGCTTGGGCAAGGTTGGAAAATGAGCGTAGTGATACCAATAATAATGGAAATGAAAGATGGATAGAGAAGAATTACTTGGAAGACTTAACTCGCTATCAGATGGGGCGATAGGTTCGGAAGACTCCGAGCTAACAAACCAGAGGGCGAGTGCCTTTAATCATTACTACGCACGACCATATGGGGATGAAATTGAAGGTAGAAGTGCAGTAATTTCAAGAGACCTCGCCGAGGTTGTTGATTGGGCGATACCTGAATTGATGGATGTATTTCTAGCATCAGGCAACATCGCTGAATTTATTCCGCGCACTCAGGAAGACGAAGCTGCTGCCGAACAGGAATCGGATTATATCAATCACGTTATTATGACCCAGAACAATGGGTGGGAGATATTGCATGATTGGTTTAAAGACGCATTGCTATTGAAAAATGGATACGTTAAAACTTATTGGAAAGAAAACGACAAAATTACAATAGAAAAATACGAAGGTTTAACATCCGATGAAGTAAGTATCCTACTTATGAAGTTAGGCGATATGGCAGAGGTTATATCGCAGGCAGAATACACCGAGACAATTATGATGTCCGAGGGAATGCCTGTTGAGGCAACCTTCTATGATATTGAGTTAAGAATCAGAGACACCAAGGGCAGAGTCGCAATTGAGTGTGTGCCACCAGAAGAAATAAGAATCTCCAAGGCGTGTCGCGGTAATCTCAATGAAGCAGATTACGTTGAACACAAAACTAAATTGTCCAGAACAATGCTTATTGAAATGGGCATGGATGCAGATTTTGTTAACGGTTTATCAGGGTCATCTTATGATTCAGGTGAAGAAGAAAATGCAAGAGACCCGATTGATTCAGAGTCAGGGCAGCATGACGCAATAGACCAATCAATGCAGTATGTTGAATACCGCGAGTGCTATGCCAGAGTTGATTACGATGATGATAACAAAGCAGAGCTAAGAAAAATTATCATTGTTGGCGAACAAATTCCAGAAGGCGATGAGTGGAATCAAGAAGTTGACCATATTCCATTTTCTTATCTAACCCCAAAGAAAATTCCACACAGACACATTGGCGAATCTATGGACGATGATGTTGCCGACCTACAGGAAATCAAAACAGTTCTACTAAGACAGTTCCTCGATAATCTCTATGGTTTAGTTAATCAGGAATATCTCGTTAATGAGCGCGTTAATCTCGATGACTTTTTAGTATCAAGACCGCTTGGCGTTAAACGTATCGAGGGATTGGAAGCTGTTGATGGTTCAGCCAGAGTCATTGAAAAACCTGCCGTGCTACAACACGTTTTACCTGCTATTGATTACTGGGATGGAATCAGAGGGCAGCGAACAGGCGTTAAGCCACAGATGACAGGGCTAGACCCAGACGCATTACAGAATACAACTAAAGCTGCGTATATGCAGAATCTAAAGCAGGCTAATTCCAAGCTCCAATTTATAGCAAGAATGTTTGCTGAGATTGGTGTCAAGGATTTAGTTTCAAAGGTTCACATGGTTTTGAGAAAGCATCAGGATGTTCAGGAAATTGTAAACCTTCGGGGCGAGTACGTTACTGTTGACCCAAGGGAGTGGCATGAGCGCGATGATTTAAGCGTTAAGGTTGGATTAGGCACAGGCAACAAACAAGAGCAACAGCAAAACGCAATGGTGATTGCATCGCTACAGGAAAAACTTGCAGAGGCAGGATTGGTATCTCCACAAAACGCCTACAACACATTCACCGATATTGTTGAGTCAATGGGTTATCTTAATCCATCACGTTGGGTGTTAGACCCAGACTCACAAGATTATGCACAATTTCAACAGCAAATGGCGCAACGTGCAGAGCAGGCTAAACAACAACCTAATCCACTAGCCGAAGCAGAGGCAGTTAAAGCGCAGGCTTCAATGGAAATTGAGAAACTGAAATCGCAATTAAAGATTCAGGAAATTCAGGCAAAAGCCTCTCAGGATAATAACGATATGCAGGTTAAGGTAATGATTGAGTCTATGAAAGAAGAGAACAAGAAGAACATTGCCATCATGCAAGCTGAAGTAAAAGCATTAATCGAGGGCTATAACGCCGACATTGGAAAAGAGGGGATAGGTACTGAGCTTGGATAAATACGAAGAAGATAAACGTAAAGGTATTGCGGCGGCTGAACTTAAAGACAATCCGTTGCTGAAAGAAATATTTGAAAAGGTAGAGCAGACCTTGGATACAAGGTTACTCAATATGCCTGTTACCGAAGTAGATAAGATTCAGGATATTGTCAGATGCAAGCAGTTATTTGTCGGGCTTGAGTTTGCTATCAAGTCAATGATTGACAATGGCAAAGTTGCTGACATTCAACTTGAGAAAATATTTAATAACACAAGGAAATTTGATAGAGGAACATAATGGCTACATTAACAGTAACACTAACCGAGTCTGTTTCATTAAACAGTAGGGAACAGGGCGGTACAAGCTCATTCACCGTTGCAAGTATTGATGAGGTAATGAAAAGAACTGTAACCTGTCCTGCAAGTGCAACAACGACAGTTGCTACATTTGCAACAGCGACTAGTACATCGGCAGGAGCTATTGACGCACAGGATTGTAAGTATATTCGTGTTACAAACTTAGATAGCGCAAATAGTGTTGAGTTAGCTGTTGTTGGTGCTGCAACTTTGTATCAGGTAACACTAGCGGCAGGACAATCTCATGTGCTAGGTAGCCCGTCTGTTTGTATGTTAGCTGAAGCTGATACTTCCCCTAGTTTTGGAACTATGGCGGATGTTGCTTCATTACAAGTTAATCCCGCAGGTAATGCGGTAACTGTTGAAGTATTTGCTGCGAGCGCATAGTGCAAGGAGAAGAACTAAGGCAGTATCTGCGTAATCTTTCAAGTCGCAGGCTAGAAGAAAAGAAGGGAGATTCTATTCAGGTCGGTGGTACTGCAAATGTAAATTACGAAGCAGGTAAACCACATGAACTTGTTAATCGTAATTTACTCCAAGCAGAAATTATTCCTAGCCTTGCTGTTGGTAATGAAAACTTTAGTTTTAGAGGTGAGCCAAGATTTAATCTTGTAAGAGAACACATTAATTTACCAGAAGAATACGGCGGTGAACTTTCATTTGGTAGCAGAGGCTTTGATTACAGAGGTGGTGACTATTCAGCGAGAATGCCAAACCTCGGATTACTCTGGAGCCAACGAACAGGCGCACCAGATACATTTGGTTTTGAAGCTCCCATGCTAGGCGGTTTGTTAAGTGGACAAATGACACCAGAACAAAAAGAATGGTATATAAATTATATGAGGGAATTTTAAATGTACGGAAGACCACCAATAGACCCAAGACAAATGCAAAGAATGCAACCAGAGCTAGGTGCTGATATTGGTGTTAATGTTGTGCCGCCTCAAGCACCGCAAGTGTCAGATGCACAAGCGATACAAATACTATTACAACAAATGTCACCACAACAACAGGAGATGTTTAAACGGCAATTGATGCAATACATCATGCAGCAAAGAGGAATTTAAGTGGCTGTTACTCAACTTGTAAGAAAACTTATTCCTGCATCACACGGTTCTAAAGTAGATTTTGAAAAGTTTTCGGATGACTTTATAGGCACAGGAGTAGGTCAGCAAAACTACGGTCACGGAATATATTTCGGGCATGGATATGATAATCCATCAGCACTAAATTTTAAGGAAGTGTTTAAATCTGGTTTATTAGATGTTCCGTATCCAGACGCAAAGTTATTTAATGTTGACTTAAACTTAGGCGCAGATGATTTATTAAATTGGCATAAACCTTTTAGCCAACAAAATCCAGAGGTGCAAAGAAAATTAACTGACATTTTAAATGCACACAAAGATTCAAGCACTTTTAGATTAAAACAGCGTTTAGCAAAAGAACATGGGTTTGACCCATCAAAAACAACAGGTGGGCATTTTTATGGCGCACTTACCCCTTTTTCTAAAGAAATTGGTGGTTATGATTTAAAAGCAGCAAGCGACATATTAAGCAGAGGCGGAATAAAAGGAAACTTAATTGAGCATACATCAAGAGGTTACGATGCGCCTCACTATTCCATCTTTGACCCAAGTGTTATTAATATTGTCAATAAGTATGGACTAGGCGCACTAGGATTAGGTGGCTTGTTATCTGATGATGTTTCCAAGCAAACACTAGGAACATTTCAAAATGAAGATGGATTTATATAATGGCAAGCCCACAAAACATATTAAGTTTACTAAGACAAAAAACAATAACGGGAAGTAAACCATATTTAACTGAGGATTATAGGTTATTCCCAGAAGTTCCTTTTGTTGAACAAATTTCTTTGCCTGCGTTTGACACAAAGATAACAAAAGCATCACAAAAGAAATTAGTAGATTCACTATATACGCCTAAAAATATTGCAACTGTTAAAGAAAGAGCAGCAAGAGGCGCGGATGTTGGTGGTCAACATTGGTATAACGTAGAGCCAATGAGGGCGCAGTTTATTGAAAGGTTGGGAGTAGTAGAAGGAAACAAAGCACATGATGATTGGTTGCGTCTTATTGGTGTAACATCTGGCGGAACGCCTGTAGATGATAACATACTTCGCTCTTCTATGTTTTATGCCAACCCTAGTGATTACGGACACCCACTACACAGATTTTACCCAAACTTAAAAAATGTTATGCAAGGGAGTTTGTTAGACCCTCAACAAACACCAAAGACCAGAAGGTTTTATGAAAACCTAAGAGGCAATTATGACCCTGCTACTATTGATAGGCATAATTTAAGAAGTATTGGTTGGCAAGGTACAGAACGATTAGACCCTCGACATTATTTTATCCCAGAGGCTTTTAATAAGCAGATGGCAAATGAAATGGGGATGCAAACTGCTCCATTTCAATCAGCTTTATGGGTTGGTGATGCGGCAAGGACAGGCGTTAAAAATCCTTCACTTATTATGTCGCAGATTAATGACCGTATAGCAATAACTGCGAAGAACACAGGCAAAAGCCCAAAAAAAGTTCTTGATGATTTTATAAACAGAAAAGCACCACTACATTCATTTGCATTACCTATCGGCGGAGTAGGTGGATTACTTGAGAGCATGGGTCAGTTTGAAAGTTTAGATGATGGGTTTATATAGTGGCTTACAATTTTTTAACAAATGAATGGACAAGGGAGCCAGAATACACAGGCAATCGTGGGCTTGATAGATTAAATACAGCAGCGTCAGGATGGACATTTGGTGGTATTGATGAATTGCGAGGTGGCTTTGGGGCAGGATTACAATATTTACAAGACCCAAGCTCAAGGTCATGGGAGAGAACTAAAAAAAATTATCAAGATATAAAAAAATCTGCCGAAAAACAATACGAAGATTACTATAGAGCTTTTCCTAGCGAGGCATTTGCTACTGAGCTTGCAAGTTCGCTCATGTTAGCGAAACTTGGATTGCTTGGCGCAGGGAAATTACCCCTAACCAGAATGCAACAATATGGTGTAGGCTTTGGTGGCTACGGCGCAATGGAAGGCGCACTACGAGCAGAGGAAGGGAAGAGACTCGAAGACGCATTAAAGTATGGGCTTGGTAGCGCAGCACTAGGGTATGGTGGTTTCGGATTACTAGCTCACCCTAATGCACATGATTTTTATAATCAATTAAACAGAACAGTCCAAAGACCATTTCGCCCACCTGTTCTTGGTACTGAGGTTGCGACAACTACAGGAGAAGGTGCAAGGTTTCTAGGCGCACCACTTGATGACCCTTTATCAATAAAAAGATTTGAAACTGCCCGTGCTAAAGTAGGCGGCGGTGATACCCCTTATGATATAGGGCAAGGTGCTTGGCAAAGCACTTTAGGAAACATGGAGTATAATCCCGTATTTTTAGAGAGAATGAAAAATGTACGCGGTGGTTTATTAAGCAACAAACCATTTGTAGATTACGCAACATCACTAGGCAGAGAGCTAAACCAAGATGCCGCAGGAGCGACAAGAGTTATTCCTGATTTAATTAACACAAAACATACCAGAGCAAATGCAAATGCTGTTATCTTTAAAAACATGGAGGCAGATGATGTTAAGAAGGCGGCAGGATTAGTAGATAACAACAAATACATTACATCAGCCAGACCAAATGGTGAAGTAGTAATAAGAAGACAAGATGGCGGTGCGCTTGGCACAGGATGGACAACAGAGATTGCCGAGAAATTAGGGAATAAGAAATATAAGATGGGCAATGTTAACCCAGAACTTGATAGTTTATATCTAGACTTTTTATAATTTATATTATATAAAACCGTTAAAAATATAAACAGAAAGAGGGCATAAAATGGCTACATCAAAAACAAAAAGCTTTAAACCCCACATGATGTATGATAAAAAATCAGGTAAAGGTGTAAAAGCTAATACTTATGCTATACATCTAGATTTAAAGAAAAAAGGTTATGTGCATAAAAAACCTAAAAAATGATGAAATCTAGAGGTATAGGTATAATAAATCCTATTAAACAGTTTATTAACAACCAAAGGAGATAATCCAATGGCAGAAGACGCTACCCAACAGGGCGCGGAACTCTCAGTATCCGAAAGGATTGAGCAGAAACTCGCCGACAATGAGCCAACTGCTCAAGAAGATACTGAGCAAGCTACCGAGGAAGTAACCGAGGAAGCAACAGAAGAAATTACACAAAACGAAGCTACCAATGATGCGGAGTTACCTGCTGATGAGGATGAATCAGTAGAACAGGAGACAGAAGAAGCCAACGATGAAGAAGTTGTGTCGTATGAGCTTTCTCACATCGCCGAACTTTTAGGAGTTGATGAGTCCAACCTTGATGTAGATAAGGATGGAAAAATTATTGCTAAAACAAAAGTCGATGGAGAGGAAGGCTCTGCCAAACTCAACGACCTTATCAAGAGCCACCAATTAGAAGGTCACCTTAACAAACAGAACATGGAAGTGATGGAAGCGAAGAAGCAACTTGATGCTGAGCGTCAAAACTTCAGCCAAAATGCTATCGCTAAAACACAACAGCTAGAGGACTCACTTACACTAGCACAGAACCAACTTAACCATGAGTTTCAGTCGATTGATTGGAACGCATTGGAGCAGACCGATTCATCGCAGTACACATTAATGCGTCAGAAGTTTAACGACAGACAGGCGCAGATACAGCAAGGCGTACAAACTCTACATGAGCAACGTCAAGTGCAACAGTCTGAACAGTTAGCTCACTTTGGTGAGCGACTACAAGGCGAAAAGCAACAAATGTTAAATGCGATACCTGAATGGCAAACCCAAGAAGGATTTGAAAAAGGCAGGTTAGATTTAAGAGGAGGGCTTAACAAGTCATACGGTTTTTCGACAGATGAACTAGATGGCGTTTTTGTTAGGGGCGAATCTTTTTCTGGAATTGACCACCGACTGATATTGATGGCTAGAGATGCGCTTGCATACCGCAAGCTACAAGAAGGCAAGCCTGCAATGCAGAAGAAGGTGAAGAGTGCGCCAAAAGTGGCAAAGGCAGGTATCAAACCACGACAGGCTAATAAAGTTGTTACCCTTAATAAAACAAAGGCAGCAATTAAAAAGTCTGGTGGTAAGCAGGGTGTAGCTGATTACTTGATGCAAAAAGGAATTGTCTAAAGGAGACAAATAACAATGGCACAACCAACTAATACTTTTTCACAATATGATGCGAAAGGTAACAGGGAAGACTTGAGCGATATTATTTATGATATTAGCCCAACTGAAACTCCCTTTCTCTCATCTATCGGGAAGGTCAAAGCAACTTCCACGAAACATGAGTGGCAAACTGACGCATTAGCGGCTGCTGTATCTAATAACGCTGTCATCGAAGGTGATGAAGCAACTATGGATGCATCAACAGCAACAACCCGTGTCTTCAATCACACGCAGATTTCTGATAAGACTGCGACTGTTTCAGGTACTCAAGAAGTTGTTAACTCAGCAGGCAGACGTTCTGAAATGGCGTATCAAATGGAAAAACGCATGAAGGAATTGAAGCGCGATGTAGAAAAAACCCTACTTGAAAACAATGCAGAAGTTGCAGGTAACGACACAACTGCAAGAGAAGTATCTGGACTTCAGGCATGGGTAAAAACCTCAACTAACATAGCAAGTGATGCAACTGCTTCCGCAGGTAACGGCACTAATGCCCACACCGATGGAACCGCAAGAGCATTAACTGAGGCTTTTGTTGAGGATGCACTAGCATCAGCATGGTCAGAAGGTGGTAACCCATCTATGGGCATATTGAATGCTTTTCAAAAACGCAAGTTTGTAACTTTCTCTGGAAATTCAACTCGTTTTGATAAAGGCGAAGATAAAAAACTTGTTAACACAGTTGACGTTTACATCGACCCATTAGGCTCAGAAATTAGCTTAATGCCAGACCGTTTCGCACCAACTGATGTTGTTTTCTTTGTTGACCCTGAATTTGCTAAGTATGCAGTTCTTCGTGACTTTCAAAGCCACGACTTATCAAAAACAGGTGACACAATGAAGAAGCAATTACTTGTTGAATACACGCTTCAATGTGGGCAAGAAAAAGCTCACGCAGGTGTTTATGACCTTACAACTTCATAAGAGGGGGTAAGACAACATGAGCGCACATGATTTAAAATACGTTACTCTTCCGTTCATTATTACTGATGTTTCAACCGCAGGTCAGGTATTCGTACCTATTAACCGTGAATGCGAAGGAACCATCGTGGAAATCAGAACCGTATTAAATGGTGCGATTGGTACTGCAAACGCAGTCCTGACTTCTAAAATTGGTGGTACTGCTGTTACAGGCGGTGCAATCACTATTACACAGTCAGGCTCTGCAACAGGCGATTTAGATTCATGTTCCCCAACAGCAGCTAATGTTGTTGTTGAAGGCGATGCAATCGAAGTCGAAACCAACGGAGCATCATCAAATACAATCCAAGTTTATGGAATGATTTTGATTAGACGTTAAGCAGTAACATCACAACAGAAGGGGGTGGAAACACTCCCTTCACTTTTAACTTTTAAACATGAAAGGAATAATAAAAATGAAATTTGAAACACCTTCATACGAAGAAATTCGTTTTGGTTTTGAAGTAACCATGTACATTAACAACAAATAGGACTAACAATGAATAGAGATTATTCACCACCTTATCGACTCGGCACAGAACAGAAGGTAGCGGTTGCAAGTTCATCAGCAGCAATAAGTAACGCGTGGGGTGCAGACACTTATATTATTCGTGTAGCAACCACAACGGATTGCCATATAACAATTGCTGCATCACCAACTGCAACAGCTAACCATCACTTAATGCCCGCAGGAACTATAGATTACTTTTTTGTCAATCCAAGTTTAAAACTTGCGGCAATAAGAGTATCTGCTGACGGCACATTAACTGTAACCGAAGTTTCTAAATGACGGATGATGTAAGACGCGCCTCTCATTTTGA